TAAGCAATTTATTTATGGACGGAAAAACAATTGTAGAGTTTAACGAAATAACTACAGTAGAAAGTGGGGACAAACTTCTTGGTGTGGACATAAGTGACACAAGTGCAAGTGCAGGGGGCACCAACAAACATTTCACGAAAGGAAACTTGTTAAAAGAATATGTTACCCTTGTGGGAGAAGAAACCCTAACCAACAAGACATTGACCTCCCCAGTGGTAACCGATGTAGATATTACAGGAGGGAGTGTAACCGATGTAGATATTACAGGAGGGAGTGTAAGTGCAACAACTAATGTTGTAGAGGTACTTAAAAAGGTGTATCCAGTAGGGTGCATTTACACTTCAACAGTATCAACCAATCCTAATACATTGTTTGGGTTTGGAACTTGGAGTGAGTATGGGCAAGGTAGGGTGCTAGTGGGTAAGAGTGCAGAAGCAGAGTTTGATACAGCAGGAAAGACAGGGGGAGAAAAGACACATACACTTACAATAGCAGAAATGCCAGCACATACTCATAAAGTTGGTTCAACTTCTCTTGTTACTGCTAGTGGTGGTAATGAAAGAAAACCTGAGGGAACTAGTGATAATACTAGTTCTACTGGTGGTGGACAAGCACATAACAACTTACAACCTTACATAGTAGTTTATTTTTGGAAGAGAGAAAACTGATGGCACGAGAAGAAAAGACATTAACAGAGTTAGAGTTTCAGCCTACACTAATTTAGTAGAATACAAATGGCTAAATACAAAGACAAGAGAATAAGTATAAAAGAGGGGTACGGGGACACTAATATAAATGTATTTACCCTTGCTTCGTTGCCTTTTAATGATGTCTTTGATTATGAGGGTTTAGGGTCTTTTGTCGACAAACTTGCAACAACAACAGTGCTTTTCAAGGACAGGCTTTCTTCTTTTAGTGAGCCAATCTTGGCACAGGACAACACCTTAATTCTTTCTCAGACCAAAGAAAGTAACCTCGGTTATTACAGGGGGATGCTAACAAGCCTTGAGAGTGTTGCAAATTCTGACAACTTTAGTAAACTAGAGGTAGAGAGTGCAACTAATTTTAGTGATGACACAACTAATGAGTAAGGAAACAAGAAAAGAAGAAAACTGGTATACAATGAGAAGATACGATTTAAGTGGGGGGATGGAAACAAGTACAAACCCATTTCTTATGAGTGATGCTCAATTCACCTACTTAAAGAATGTTAATCATGACGAACAGGGTTCACTAAGTAAAGACGGAGGGTATTCAAACCTCAGAACACCTACTATTGGGGTGGATAGTGATGATTTGGTGTTTGATTATATGAACTGGTCAGGTGTACACACTCCGATTAAAATTGCAGGAGGAAACATTTATAAAGCAGAAGTAGGAGGCAGTGAATGGACTCAAATACAGGCTAGTGCAACCAGCAGTGGAAAGAGGGTAAGTGCTGTTAATTACTTAGACAGAATGTACTTTACTACCGAGTCTGATAATGTGCAGTATTATGATGGTACAGACATAAAAAATATTTCTACTGATAATGGGGATGCAGATGTGAGGGGGAAGTATTTGGCAGTATTAGGACCTCAGTTGTATGTGGGAAACATAACCACTGTTCATGATGCAAGTACAGTAGTGTCTTCGGGACAGGGTACACACAGGTTTTACAATCCTACTTTTGAGAATTATGACACTTATGCAACAACCTCACAGAGGTTTACAGTCAATGGAGAGATAACAGGTATGGTAGGCTATCAAGGGGTGTTGCTTATATTCACGCAAGAGGCTATGTGGACTTACAATCCAGAGGTACAGGCTTCACCGAAAGTAGTTGCTGAAACAGGCTGTATTGCCCATGACACAATAAAGGAAATAGATGGAACCCTGTACTGGACAGGCAGGGACGGAGTGTACAGGTTTACAGGGAATAGTATGCCAGTATTGATTTCACTACCAATAACCAACTGGGCTGTTAATTCTGTATGGAGGCTTATTAGTGGAAGTAATTGGACTAACATGAGTGCAGGTGTACTGGACGGAAAGTATTATTTATGGGTAGGAGACTTAACCTCGACCCTACCAGGGGACAGTAAAGTGTTAAAAGATGTAGTGGTAGTGTACGACACTTATAGGGACTCTTGGAGCTTTTACGACAACCACCCTGTACGACAATGGGCGACCGTTGTGGACAGTAATGGGAATAAGAGACTTATTATGGCGAATAACAGTAGTGGGCAAACACTTATTAGGGATTACAGTTATACACACTCAGGAAGTGCTATTGAGTCTATTATAAGGACTAAATACTTTGATTTTGAAAACCCTGAGGCAGAAAAAGCACTCAATGATATGTTTGTAAGTTATAGACCAGAAGCAGAAACAGACAAGTATTTAACAGTGTCAGTGGCAATAAATGGGAGTAATGATTACGAGACCTATTTAGACAATGCCAGTAGTAGAAGACTACCTTTAACAGGGGAGACTACAAAGGAATACCAGTTTGAGAGAGTGTCATTGAATGGGCTTAGAGCAAGGACTGCTTCGTATGAGTTTAAGAATAATGATGAGGGGGTGAATGTAACCCTGCTTGGTTTTAGCCAAGAGTTTATGTACAAATTACCTAATATGAATTACACAACATAATGCAAAGTGGAATTTATGATGCAAGAGGAAAACTGATAGAAACAACAGTGGAAAGAATAGAAGAACCACAAGTGCCCAAGAGTTTTGAATTGACAAAAAACGAGGGGGGATTAAGTACACTCTCTTATTTGGCGAGTCCTACCCTGCTCACAGGAAATTATACAGGCAATATTCTAATCAGAGACAGTGTAGGTAATGTATCTATATTTATCGGAATGGAAGAATGAAAAGGGGTGTAATAAAAGTGGCTAAAAAGGGTTTTGATGTGAGGTATGTACACCCTAAAAGCCTGACAGTCTATACTGCTGGGAACCAATTAAAATTACTTAAAAGGGTTACTGTAATAACAGACGACCCAATAGAATAATGGCATGGTATCAATCCAACCCTATGACCCTTTACAAGAAAGAGTACACCCACAACTTAGGCTCAGAGCCTATTGTGCTTGCCTATGTAGACTTATCAACATTGCAAGACTCAGGGACAACAGGCTGGAAGCAAATACCTTTTACTTACTCAGGAGAAATGTATTTTGACCCAGACTGGGGAACCTGGGCATGGGATGTGGGGACAGTACAGTGGTACAGTAAGGATGAGAACACTATTGTCTTTGTAGCCCCTAAGAACACCAAGATTGTAGCAGATATATTTATAGACCCTCAGTATAACGCATGGTATGAGTAGACCAGTAATAAAAATAGCAAAACCAGGAAGGTCAGTCATAGGATTAAGCCCCAAGGACTTTGCACTGAACACAAAGTATGCACTGCCAAAAATATACAAACAGGTTACGGTTGAGGATGACACTATTATTCCCAACCCCTTGGGCTATCCTCATGGGGCATGGTGTTTTAGGAGGCTTAACAAGGACAGCTACTACTCACTGGGGGGTGCCGAGCCAGCAAGTTTCTGGGAGCCTTATGTTCATGTATCTGGTCCTATATTGAGCTCGCTGTTCACAGGGAATGAATATACCTGCCTAAGTTCCACATCGTCAGGTTCCCTTTATGCTGGGGCGACAGTGAGGGATAACGAGATTGAGATTAGAAACCTAGAGCATATCATTGGCTATGATGGTGGTACTCCTATATACGGGAAAGACACTTCCATTTCCACGGCTTTGTTTGCTGAGCCACTGGGGGAAACAGACAAGGACATTACCGTAGGGGGCAACCCAGTGTTGAAAGTAGCCCCAGAGGGTAGGGATGTAAAGGCTTTGGAGGCTTACAGGCAAAACCTGGATGGTAGATTCGATACACTTAAAATATTCAAAACAGGAGAATTGACTCTTTCGCTACCAGAGGAGACCATACCCTACATGGGAGACTGTGTTGTGAGGACTGCCACCTTTAACCATGGACTGGGGTACCCTCCTATGTATTTTCCCCCTGCCACTGTGAACATGAACCTTAGCACTTGGGGAAACACCCATGGGAATATCAACGAGCGATACCCCTTGGCAGTGCCAGGATTTGGTTATGACTTCTCAACAGTAGATGTCTATGTGGATAGCAACAACCTCTATATAAGGAGTATTCGTGCGTCCAATGGGCCAGACGCATTTGGTTCGGAAACAGGCCCTAGGACACACCCAGCATTGACCCTTAGTTTGCACTACACACTTTTTTACAACGAGATTGGTAGTGATTTTGACCTGTTGACAAACTAGCCTATGGGCTATATGCTATATAATATAAGCTAGAAAAATCAAGTATGACACGGGAGGAATTAAAAAACGACTTTGGCTCACTCATAAACCAGGTTGACAATTCTGGTGAGTTTGTAACCTCTTTTGTAACTGACACTGAGGCAGAGAAGTGGCTAAATGACTACTACCAGGAAGTATACAAATGGTATGCAACAGCCAATAGGGACAGGTTTACCACAACTGCTTATGCCAACACAGTTACGGACCAGTCTATTTATACCTTTGGTGGTGATGCCATTGACCTACTTGCAATAGCATGGGTGGGTCTTAAATATTCTAACAACGACACTGACTACAGGAGAGTGGAGAAGATGAATAAGGCTGATTACTATGATACAGGGTATGAAAAAGCGACTAAAACCTCTCCTATATATTTTGAGAAACAGATATACAACACTTCTTCAGGACATTACGAGTTAGGAGTAGAGTTTCCAGAGGCTTGTATACCAGAAGAAAGCATTACAAAAGGACTTAAGGTCATGTATATAGAGAGACCAGCAAGAATGGAGGAGGATACAGATATACCAGAAAAGCTCCCAGAGGAATTGCATAAATATATTTCCATGGGTGCAGCGGTTAAGGGGTTTATGAAAATGGGAGAGTTTGCAAAGGCAGAAGACTTGACAGCATGGTTTGACAGGGCTATGTTAGGATTTATGGCACAGGAACAGAGCCTCAGTTCGGAAAGAACTAAAAGGGTTAAAATGCCAAAGCGAGATGTAGTTAATTTTTATAGATACGACAGATGATACACACTGTTAAAGGTGGAGAAAGTTTAAGCCAAATATTAAAGAATTATGGAGTATCTAGTTATGCCAGTCCATCTACTTGGGCGTTGATTAAGACCAAGTCAGGGAGTCCCAGTTTAATTCGCCCAGGCGAACAGTTAGACTTGTCCCCAGTAACTCATTTAATGTCAGGTTATCAGGCTCCAGGAACATCGGGGAGTGCTGGTGGTTCGAGTGGAAGCTATTCTACAGCGACAGGATTAACACAAGGTGCTACAAAGGGGCTTTCCCCAGGGAGAAGTTTTGAAAAGGATTATGGAACAGATGCCAATTTTACAGGGTTGGTACCTTACTCAGCATTTAGGCAGTTCGCAGCAGAACAGACAGCCCCAGAGGCTCTCAGGAGTGCCAGCGATATGATGAGGAACTATGACCTAGGGAGAATAGGCACAGGTTCTACAGCGAGGGCAAGTGGGTATGAGGAGTATATGAGAAGTCAGTTATTGAAAGATATAGATAGAATGCAAAAGGAGATGGCAGAACCATACTACCAGACAGCAATGGACCGATACACAGATTGGTTAGCGTCTCAGAAGAAATCCTATGAAACCGACCCGTCGTATCAACTACAAAAGTATGTAGACCCAAATTATCCTGGAATGAACTTCCAAGTTCAGAAAGGATTAGACCAATCAGTATATAATC